AGACACGTTGTTTATAATAGTAGTAACCACGATTACTTAACTGGTTTTTGTTTAGCAGATACTATTGCAACATACTTTAGGAATAGCAAGAATATAACTTTTGATATTAGTTTACAGCATAGAAAGTATTATACTTATTATGATAATTTAATTGGTAGCACACACGGAGATGGTGCTAAATGGGATTTACTACCTTTACTAATGGCTGATGAATGTTCTGAATGGAGTAGAACTAAATACAGATATATGTTTACACATCATATTCATCACAAGATAGGTAATAAAGATTTAGTAGGTTGCACACTTGAAAGTTTTAGAAGCCCATCACCAGCGGATTCTTGGCATCATAAAATGGGTTATACTTCTTCTAATAACCAAGCAATAGAGGGTTTTATTTTCTCTAAACGTAATGGCCAAGTAGCCAGAATTACACATTTATTTTAGAATTAACATTTAATTGTTAATAAAGTTTTTAGTGTGTTTTGTAATTTGTATTATAATTATATATATATTTACAAACATAAACTTAAAAAGCAGTTGACGAACAACGTAAAACTTTTTAAAATAATTAAAAAATAAAACATATATTATGAAAACAATAACTTATAAACACTTACAAAGAGATGTTAAAAATTTAGAATTTAGGTTAGAACGTATTTTAGAAAATTTAGATACAAGTATAATTAATAAAGATAATTCTTCTTTAACATTTAAAGAACTTACTTTAAAAACCGATATTAATCGTATAAAAGATTTTATAGAAGCTTATAAATAAAAAAAACAAAAACAAATAAAAAAAACAAACAATTATGAGTAGAGAAATATCATACACAACAAGAACCTTTTACGTACCAGCAGAAAAAATAGAAACGCTGGTTAAGTTTCAAGGTAAATGCAAAGAGAATGGGCATAAATCTTATTCTGAAGTATTATTAAAATTAATGGAACAATACAACGAATTATGATACACTATCCACACCCTCACAACGAACACTACTACAATGAAAACATTAATCATTGGTGGGCATATACAACTAACAGATATTTACAAGATAGATTAAGAAACTTAGTTATAAGAGTGAATTGGAACAAGCGTATTATCTGTAGAATAGATTTATCAAATAATGATTTAGAAATTCATAAACATAGATTTGATACATTTATTTCACAATTAGAAAACATTGAAAAGCAATTAAAAACTATTGCAATTCAATACAATAAACAAAGAATGAAACAATTAAAAACTATATTTACAAAAATTAGAAACTATGAAAATTAAAGAATTAGCACAAAAATATGATTTATCAAAAGATGACTTTTGGGAATTAAAAAGAGGTACAAAAAGTATGTGGATAATAACACACGATGCTTGCGAAAAAATAGCAGCAAAAGAAAACATACAATTTGGCGCACCTACAATTTATAGAGATAGCAACCAAGATGTTGCAATAGTAGGAGATGCAAAACGAGGAAACAAAGTTATTTGGAGTACAGGCGAAGCATCACCAAAAAATTGTAAAGCACCTTATCCTTTTGCGATGGCGGAAAAGAGATTGAAAGATAGGTTGGTTTTAAAATTAATAGATGCTTATCAGTATTCAATATACTCAGATTCTGAAGCAGATAATTTCAAGAAACAATGATAGAAACAAATGCAATAGAAGTAATGCAGTTAGTTTTACTATGTATTACTTTAGGTTTAGTTTTAGCAGATATAATCAAAAACAAATAAATCAAAAACTATATTATGAAAAAAAATAGATTAAGTTATTCATCTTTAGCTCAGTTTAAAAAATCCCCTAATCATTTATTAGCATACTGGAATAAAGAACTAAAAACTACTGATGCTATGCAGTTTGGTAGTTTAATTCACAAGATGTTATTAGAACCAGATACATTTAATAATGAGTTTGCAATATTTGAAGGTGCAAGAAGAGCTGGTAAACAATGGGTTGAATTTAAAGAACAAAACGAAGGTAAAATACTAATTAAACAACAAGAATTAGATGATGCAAATAGAATAATTAACAATGCAATGTTACATCCTGTACTAACTGAAATGATGCAGAATAAAGAAGCAACAGAAATTAAGTTAGAGTGGCAACATAAAGATGTTAATTTTAAGGGCTTTGCAGACCTTTTAACAACGTTTAACGGCAAGAAGTGTATAGTAGATATAAAAACTACTAATGATGCTGGAAAACGCTTTGAACGTGATTTATACTATAATGATTATAAAATGCAATTAGCAATGTATCAAGACCAATATGATAAAGATACAGATGCTTATATTGTAGCAATAGAAACTACAACACCATTTAATGTGCAGATATATAAATTAGATGATAGTTTATTATTTAAAGGTTGGATGGATTACGATTATTATACAGATAAATTTAAAGAGTGGGATGGAGAACCTCAAGGTTACTCAAGTTCAATAGTAGAAGTAAAAACAGAAACAGAAGAAATATTATGAAAAAGTTAGCAATAATAGGTGGTTTATCTTTGATGACTGCTGGAACAACTAATATGCTATGGCATAAGCAGAAGTTAAATTTAAATCCTAATACATTTGCAATAGCTACAGGAGGGTTTTTTGTAGCTGTAGGAATAACCTACAAATTTTAATTAAAAACAAATAACAATGAATAAAGAAGAAATAATATCAGGTTTTGTATTTACACATAAAGATACGTATGAAAATTTAATATGTATGATGCACGACCATAATGATGATAATAATATAACTTATGCAATACATATTTATGATGATTATATGCCTTATGGCACTTGGTATGGTAATGTACTAAAATTTAAAGAAAGTAGTTTAATTTTAGATTATAATTATTTAGGTAAAACATTTGAACACGAAATATTTTATAAAGATTTAAATTTTATGTTTAAAAATGGAGAAAAAGTTTTAGGTATGAATGATGTATTTTTAACTAATGAAAAAACAAATAGAACTGTAAGGTCTTATGTATAAACAATAAAAACAAATAACAATGAATAAAAAAGAAGAAACAATATATTGTGGTAGTGGTAAAATTATGAATCCTAAATGGTTAAAAGTAACTATTAATCCTTCTAAAATAGCTGATTACATACAAGAGTATAATGGTAACAAATTCATCAAACTAAATATTAATTTAAAAGATGAAGCTGACCAATATGGTAAAGATGTAAGTATTAGTGTAGATACTTGGAAGCCAGATACAGAAGCACCTAAAGCTGAAGCAAGTAATACTTCAAACGATTTACCCTTTTAAATATAATGAAGCAATCAAAGGTCTTGAAAGCATTGGGTTTAACTTCACAGGATATACAAAATATGTTAATGAACGGATACACAATGCCAGAGATAGCAAAGAAGTATAAAATAGAATACATTTCTTTAGTACAAGCATATAAAGTACAAAAGAAAAATTACAAGTATATTGATTATATACAACCAAAAGAAGAAGTGAAGGACATTAAAAACGTGTCCTTCACATTTGATAAACTATATATAGAAGAATCACTTAATGAAGAAGAGCTACTTGCATATTATAAATATGAAGCTAAAAACAAAGCGTATTATGAATATCAATGATTATTTTATTTTATCTGATATTGAAAAAGATATTATTAATCTTATAGCTGAAAAAAGACAATTAAATAAAGAAAAATCTAATCTTGATGGTAAAGGTCAAGCAAACAATAAAAAAGGAATTAGAAATAATAAACTTGGTTTTGCTGGTGAATTTTTATTTTGTAAAGGGTTTAATTTATTTCCAGATTTCACAATTAATAATACATCTAAAATTAAAGAAACAGATAATGGTGATGCAATACTAAAAGGTTTTACAGTAGATGTTAAGACAAGCCAGAATGAAAAGTATTTAATGACACCAAGTTATTCAAAATCAAACATAGATTTATTTGCAAAATTTTATATGGATAAAAAAGGAAAATTTACTTTTCAGGGTTTTGCAACTAATCAAATGTTATTTAATAAAAATAATTTTATATTTAAAAAAAATGTAAACTATTTAACAGTAGATAGTTACGTTTTAGAAACAAACAAACTATTAAATTTTAATCAAATTATATTATGAAAGAATTACCATACTTTAAATTTTATCCTAACCAATGGATTACTGGCTCAATATCATTTATGGACTTAGATGTGCAAGGTGCATTTATGAAAGTTTGCTGCTACTACTGGAGCAAAGAGTGTAATGTTACAAGAAAACAAATTAAAACATTAATACCTAAACAATGGAGTGTATTAGTAGATGCTGAATTATTTAAGATAGATAATGAAACTATTAGTATTAAATGGTTAGATGAACAATACAAGCAAAGGTTAGTAGAACACAAGCGAAATGTTAGCAACGGAAAGAAGGGGGGCTTAAGCAGGGCTAAAGCATTAAGAAAAGAAGAGAAAAGAAAAGATAATAAAGACCCTTATTTAACTACAAATTTTATAAGATGATAGTTAATAAAGAAGATAACTTAAAATACTTATATGCTTTTAAAGAAGGTAAAATTAAACGTGGTTTAGAAATCGGTAACGAGTTAGATAAGTGGTATGTTCACAAACGCGGCTCGTTTACAGTGATAGTTGGGCTTGATAATGTTGGTAAAACTAATTTTATGTTATGGTACTTTTTATGCTTAAGTGTTAAACATAATGTTAAGTGGTGTATATGGAGCGGAGAAAATAGCTCAGGACAGTTAACAAGAGATTTAATACAAATGTATGCACAATGTAAATTAACTAAATTAACTAAACCACAAATAGATAAATACAATGATAAAATTTCAGAGTGGTTTACTTTTGTTAGTAATAAAAAAATGTATAACCATAAAGATTTATTAAAGTTATTTAAAGAAAGTAATTGTGATGCTTGTGCAATTGACCCATTCACAGGATTAAACCACGATAGAAGAGTTAATCAATATGAGCGTAACTATTTGATTTGCAATGATATAAGAGAGTTTTGCAATACTACTGGTAAAGCTATTTATGTAATGACACATCCAATGACAGAAAGTGCAAGAAGAGTATATCCACCAAATCACGAATACGCTGGTTATATCCAACCACCAAGAAAATCAGATATTGAGGGAGGCCAAGTGTTTGCCAACAGGTGTGATTCTCTGTTAAGTATCCACAGGTTTATTAATTCACCTGAAAGCTGGATGCTAACACAAGTAAGAGTAGAAAAAATTAAAGACAAAGAAACAGGAGGAACACCAACTCTTGACCAACCATTATGTTTTGATTACAATAGTGGTTTAGGTTTTACAATTGGTGGTAATAACGTATTAAAACAAAAACAATGAGATATAAATATGAAGACATAGAAAAGTTTTTAGAGTTTAAAACTTGGACTGATAAACAAAAAATAGATAAATTACTTGAAATAGATTGTAGTTTATATGCGCACTTAGGAACTGATTCTACTAAAGCAGAGAAAGAAGAAGTTAAAAGAAAAAGTGTAGATATATACAGAACTATAAAAACATTAGATAAAAAAATGGGTGATTTATTTTTGTATTCAGAAGATTTAAAACAATGAATATTATAAACGAAGATTGTTTAAAACAATTAAATAAAATAAAAGATAAATCTATTGATTGCATTGTAACATCCCCGCCTTATTGGAAAGGGTTTGCTTATGAAGCATATTTTAATTCATATTCTCAATACTTAAGATGGTGCGAAAAATGGTTAAAAGAATGTAAAAGAGTTTTAAAAAAAAATGGAACATTTTATTTAAATGTCATAAATGATAGTGAAATAACTATTAGAGCGTTTGAAATAATGAATATAGCAACTGAAAACTTAATGTATAAATTGCACGAAACTATAATTTGGTATAGATATAATCAACAACCAGCAAACACTACAAGACAATTGACAAATCAATGTGAATATATATTTATGTTAAGACATACTTCTGCTGGTGTTGAATTAAACAAGAAAGAAGCATACGAAATAAATCCACATATATTCAAAACTAAAAATGTAGGCAATGTGTGGGAAATACCTTTTAATAGTGGTAAAAAAACTATATCTACTTTTGGTAGAAAAGAAACTAAATGCAAATATGGCCATAGTGGTTTTCCTTTAGAGCTGCCAGAAACATGTATAGCTTTAAGCACAAAAGAGGGAGATACTGTTTTAGATTTATTTATGGGTACAGGTCAAACAGGTATAGCATGTCAAAAATTAAATAGAAATTTTATAGGTATTGAATTAGATAAAAGTGCTTATAAAATAGCAAAAGAAAGAATAGAACAACATAAAAACCAATTAAGAATGTTTTAATATGAATGATTTAGATTATACAATAACAAAGAACAAATTAGAAATATTACTTTTAAAAGCTCAAGAGGGTTTAAAGGTAGGTAAAGTAACACAAAGCAAATTAGAAGCTGTAGAAACGCTCCAAGACGCTTTAAAATGTATGTTAGAGCTGAGGTTTAAAATTGATGAACTAAATAAAAAACAAAGTTTGTTAACAATGCAAAATGTAAAAGCTTACAAAGAAACTGCAGAACTTAAGAAAAAATTTAATACTTTTAAAAAATAAACTATAAATTATGTATATAACATTATTATTAACAATAACACATTTAACCTGTTTTATATTAGGTATAATAGTAACACACATCATTGAAAAAAAATTTAAATAAAAAGAAACGAACGCTTAATGAGTACAGACAAACAAAGGACTCGTACTATATTAGCCCTAATACTCCTGTTGAGTATAACATTGCTCTATTGTGTAGGATATATCCTAATGATGCCGAGTTAGGTGCTAAAATTAGAAAACACTTTGAAAAGATATGAGTTTAAATTCAAACCAGAAAGGCAAACGTTTTGAATTGCGAATCGCGAAAGATTTAGCTAAGAAATTTGATACTAATATTAGAAGAACACCTAACAGTGGCGGATTAAGTATTAAAGGTGATATTTTAACTACATCTGGCATACTATCTGAGTATAGCTGGGAATGTAAGAATCAAGAAAAATTAAATATCTGGAAAGCATTAGAACAAAGCGAAGGAGATGCAAGAGGAACATTAAAAACACCATTAGTTGTATTTACTAAGAACTTTGAAAAAGATTATGTTGCATTACAATATGATGACTTTGTTAATTTACTTCTTGAATTAGATGAATACAGAAGTAGATAATATACTACACATTCTAATAAGAGATGAAAAAACTTGGCTTAACATGGCTGAGGAAATAAGCAGCAGTAGCAAAGTACCAGCAAAAGATTTATTACATGATTTCTACATAGCTTTACATAGTAAAATAGATAGTGGTAAAGTAAAAATTAATGATATTCTATATAACGATTCTTTAAATAAAGCGTTTATATATAAGATGATGCACAATATATTTATTGACAACATAAGAAACGACAAGGATATATTAATAGATAAAGAACTAAAAAACATTATAGAAGCAGATAATGAACCTTATGTAGATATTGAAAAAGTAGTTGATGAAATAGTAGATAGCTTTTATTGGTTCGATAGAAAATTATTTAATTTATACAGAAAAAAATTTCACAGCATAAGGAAACTATCCGCAGCTACTAACATATCACACGTAGTTGTATGGAGAACAATTAACAATTGTATTAAAGAGATTAAAAAAAAAATTAATGAAAACTGAATACTTAATTAAAAAGATTGGTGAAGAAGTAATTGATTTACTATTAGAAAAAAATGCAGCTTACGGAGATACTGCAAATAATCCATCAAACGTATTTAGTAATCTAAATTCTATTGAAGCTATTAAAGTAAGAATAGATGACAAGTTAGCAAGAATTAAAAACAAAGGTTTAAATGATAAAACAGAAGATACATTAACTGATTTAATAGGTTACTTAGTATTATTAAAAATAGCATATATTAAAAATGAAAAGTAAAGGTTTAGGCGATACAGTAGAAAAGATAACAAAAGCTACAGGTATAAAACAAGCTACTGATTGGATATTTGACAAGTTAGGTAAAGATTGCGGATGTGATGCGAGAAAAGAAAAACTAAATAAATTATTTCCATACAAAGTAGAATGTTTAAATGAAGAAGAATATATATATCTAAAAGGATTCTTCTCAATAAATAAAAACATAGTTAACAATATAGAACAAAAAGAATTATTAAAGATTCATAATAGAGTATTTAACACCAACAAAAAACCATCAAGCTGTGGCAGTTGTGTAAAAGATTTAGTTAATACTATGAAAAGATTATATAATGAATATGAACACGAAAGAGAAAGTAAAAGCAATTGAAAAAAAGTTAATTGTATTTTTAAAAAAATACAGCACAAATACAACAGCAAATGTCAAAAGAAGATATAGTAAAACACCAATGGACAAAAGGTAAATCTGGTAACCCAAAAGGCAAACCAAAAGGTGCTAAGAATAGAAGCACAATTATCAAAGAAATACTTAACTTAATGGTTAAGAAAGTTGATGCAGATGGTAAAGCAGTTTGGCAAAGTAAAGAGTATTTAATGGTTGAAGCATTAGTTAATAAAGCTATTGATAAAGGTGATGTAAATGCTTTTAATGCTATATATAATAATTTGTATGGTAACTTAAAAGATACTGTTGATTTAAATACTACAGAAGAAGTAAACCACGATTTCAGAAACATCATTGCACGGATTAAAGCTCAATAAAAAGTATTTAGTATTAGATGAATCATTTGCACGTTACTTTATTGTAACTGGTGGTAGAGGTTCAGGTAAATCATTTGCTGTTAACTCTGTTCTATTACTTTTAACCTATCAAGCTGGCCATACAATATTATTTACAAGATACACGCTTAGGGCTGCAAGTATTAGTATCATACCTGAGTTTATAGAAAAGTTAGAACTACTTGGAGTTATTGACCAATTCAAAATAACAAAGGATGAAATAATAAATAAAGGTAATGGTAGCAAGATAATATTTAGAGGTATTAAAACCAGCTCAGGCGACCAAACTGCAAATCTAAAATCATTAACTGGCATTACTACGTGGGTAATGGATGAAGCAGAAGAATTAAATGATGAAGATATATTTGATAAAATTGATTTAAGTGTAAGAAATAAAGTACAAGAGAATCGAGTTATACTAATATTGAATCCAACAACTAAAGAACATTTCATTTACAAGCGATGGTTTGAAGATAGAGGCGTTGCTGCTGGTAGTAACATAACTAAAGAAGATACAACATACATTCACACAACATATTTAGATAATTTAGATAATCTTTCAGAAAGCTATATTAAGCAGATAGAAACAATGAAAGTTAGAAGACCAAACAGGTACAAGCATACAATTGAGGGTGCTTGGCTGGATAAAGCTGAGGGTGTTATATTTACTGATTGGAGTATAGGAGAATTTAAACAAGTAGGCAAAGTTGTATTTGGCCAAGATTATGGTTTTAGTAATGACCCATCAACATTAGTTAAAACAAGCATAGATAAAGAAAATAAAGTAATATATATACAACTATGTTTCTACCAAACTAAATTAACTACAAGTGAGATATTACAACTAAATAAAAAGTTTGCAGAAGATAATTTAATAGTAGGTGATTCAGCAGAACCAAGATTAATAACAGAACTTAGCAGAGATTGTAATGTTGTGCCAGCTATAAAAGGACAAGGTAGTATAACATTTGGTATTAGTTTATTACAAGATTATGATTTAGTAATAACTGAAGATAGCACAGAA